GTTATCCTCACCAGTGACACCGGGTTCACCTTTTGCGCCTTTAGTATTTAATGTTCCCTTTAATCCTTTTTGTCCTTTAACAGTAGTACCAACGTTACCTTTGAGACCTTTTAAACCTTTGTTGTCTTCTCCTGTAGCGCCGGGTTCTCCTTTAGAACCTTTGGTAGCTTGTACTCCTTTTAATCCTTTCTGTCCTTTGATGGTAGTACCAACACCACCCTTTGCACCTTTAAGACCTTTATTGTCTTCACCTGTAGCACCGGGTTCTCCTTTAGTACCTTTAGTACCTTTAAGACCCTTTTGTCCTTTAGTACCTTGTCCACCAGCACCAGAACCACCTTTAGCACCCTTTTGTCCTACATGGTCAACTCCACCTACACCTTTTTGACCTTTGAGAGCTTTTTGTCCTTTACCACCTTTAGTACCTTTGAGACCCTTTTGTCCTGCGTGGTCAGCACCACCAGCACCTTTGGCACCTTTCTGTCCTTTAGGTCCTGATGTACCCTTTATACCTTTGTCACCAGAATCACCTTCTATAAATGTAGTACCACCTTTTAATCCTTTCAAACCTTTCTGACCTTTAGAACCTTTGTCACCACTTATGGAAGAACCTTCAAATTCTAAAGCTGTATTGTCACTTTTTAATTTTAATTCTTTTGATACTTCATATGTACCATCATCGTTTGAATCTTTTTCGAAGAATATACTTCCTTTGTTACCTTTTATAATAATACGTTCTGCTGGCATATAACTATGGAGCCTGTGGCTCTACCTCCGGTATCTTTGCATCTTGTCTTCCACCAATAACAACCCAATCAAATTTAACGTTCTCTTCTTCAGATGCTTCAACGAAGAAACCGTCTTCATTCTTTTCGTCTACCCATACGTTATATGGTCCGTAAGGTGTTAGTGTAATAGTATAATCATCACCTACTAGTTTAAACCAGTAATCTGGTAACTCAACTGCTATACGTTCTGGTACGTCTTTTATTTCTACCGTACCTCTGAAATATGCACCATGTTCTGGTCCTTCTAAACATCCATATACTAATCTTTTATCATCATGTATAGGATGTGGAATATTAAAAGACTTTGTAGATGCTACAAGATGACCAGTAATATTAACTGCGGGGTTAGTGGCACTCGAATTACCACCTGTAATAGTCAATGCTGTAGTTCCACTACCACCAGATGTACCAGCAACGGTAACTGCTGTTAGTCCAGCAAGCGTAGTAGATGATGCTCCTAAGTCTATCTCTGTACTTCCAACAGTAACACTATCATTCGCTAGTTTACTATTAGCTATACTACCATTAAGCATAGCGTTAGTTACAGAACCTGTTTGTCCTGTGTGTATTATATCTTTATAACTGGCGCTGCCTGATGTTGCTTCAGACAATTGCCATTTATCATCAGTTTCGTTCCATCTTAGTATAGGGTTTATAGCTGTACTACCACCACGGTTTACTTCTATACCTGCACTTTCGGTGGGTGATGTACCTGAATAATTAGAATTCAATTCTATAAAATTATCAAAGACTGTAACTGTCTCTGTAGAAATAGAAGTTGCAGTACCAGTGACTGTTAAGTTACCCTCTACTGCTAAGTCACCTTTAGCTGTAATGGTACTACTACCACTACCTATGTCTACGTTTCCTCCTCCTACGTTTAAGTTTAATTTAGATGCACTACCACCAGACCTAGCTTGAATCTTACTAGCGTTCATACCTATATTGGCTCCACTGTCGTTACCAATCTGGAATAAACCTGTACCATCAGCTGTTGTTAATGCACTAGTCTCGGCTATATTAATCTCTAAAGGCAAACTAGGCGCTGTTGAGCCAATAGCTAAGTTTTGACCCACCAAATGCCCTGTAGAGCTATTTAGCGTAAGCATAGCTGTGCTACCACTAGAGCCATATTTGTACAGTATAGCCCCATCATCTAGATATATATCTTTATTAGAGCCATCTATAGCTCCTACTCTTAAGTCTCCATCTACTGTAAGTTTGTGTGTAACCTCAGCAAAAGCCATGTTACTTGCGTCACCTATACCAACGTTACCTGATTTACGTGACCTAGTGTTTGCTGAAGCTGCGGAACTCTCTACTCCCCATACATCAGAGGTAGATGCGAGAGAACCTATATAATCATAAACTGCATTTCTAGAAGGTGCTGACGTGGTATCTCCATCCCATGATGCTCCAAAAGTATCGTCTTTTACATTGTCTTCTATTCTTGCTTTGATGTATTGTTTAGAGGGTAGCCTATCATCTAACGTTAACATTCGAGTTTTGGCAGTTGTTACTTTACCTAACCCATATCCTTCTCGTGTGGCTTTTTTGTTAATTTTTGTTGGTTTGAATACTTTCATGGCTTATCCTCAAAGTTGGGCGACTTGTTCTGTGGTGTCGCCCAGACCAATTTATGTTCTATCTAAGCTGAGAAGATAATTGCTCCAGCTTCTGGTCTTATGACTTTCAATCCATATCTCATAGACATGTATGAACCCATAATTCCGAAACCGGGATTAGCTTCTTCTACTGTTAGAGCACGTCTTTCGACATATGCGACAGGCTTGACCTTCATATCGAAGACACCAGCTTTGTCCTTTGGTACGAATGGGTTAACTACAACGTTTAATCCGTATAGTTGTCCAACAATACCATCGTTTGATACGTCGTTTACGTAGTCGATTCCACCTTTGGACGTAGGAGTGTCAATAGTGTTAGTACTGGTTGTTCCTGTTGAGAAAGGTGCTGTGAAATCAGCCAAATTCAATAGAGTTTTGTAGTGGGTTGGAGAACAGAGAATTGTATCTGCTGTCATTCCTTTTGCACTCATTAACTCGATTGCTTTTGTGATATCGTCTAACGCTAGTTCACCATCTGCGGTTCCAGATGTACTGGAATTGAAGTAGTGTGAACCTAGTGAGTTTAAGTCGCTTGTAGAGTAGTTTCCGTATTCGTACAATCTTGAACCACTGCTTGGACTTGCGCCATAGAAACCACCGTCTGGGTGGGTTGCGAAAGTCTCAATGTCGGTTTCGTTTGTTGAAACGGCTTTTGCGGTTGTACCGAAAGTTGTGTCGGCTATACCGAAGACTGCATAAATAAAGTGTTTAGTTATGTGTCTTGTTACTGCTCTTCTTGCTTCGTTCAAAGCTAACTCCATTTCAGAGAATCTTGAATCTTCCATCATTCGGCGGGTTACACCAACTGCAATTCCATACTCTTTGACTGAGATACGTTCGTTTCTCAAGTCAGTGTGTTGGAATGAAGGTACTGCTCCCTCTTCAATTTGTTCTAGACCCATTGAAGGTTTTGCGAATGTAATATCAACATCTCCACCGGTATCGGTTGTGAAGCGCTCTGCGAACATTTGTACTACAGGCATGTCAGTAACTTTATAGTCCTGAATTGCGTCTTTGTAGTCTATTAAAACCCTGTTTGCGGTTGAGCTCAATTGACTTGATGCTATACCGGGGTTTGTTCCTGCTGCTACCATATTATCTTATCTCCTTAGAACACCAAGACCTTAATTAGGGCTTCTGTTCCTGCGTTTGCCTCAAGTGCTACTGCACAAGGGTTCTTATCTGCTCCTGAAGCTTCTTTAACTAATGCTCCAGATTCTCCGATAGTCAACAAATCACCAATCGCGACGTCGACGGAATCTCCGTCTACATTAGCGTAAATCATAATTCCACTGCCGGTTAGCATAGAGACTAAGTCTCCTGATGCTGCATCTACTAATGCAAAACCTGCTGGTGGTACATCATCTGTATCAGCTGCAATTAATTTTGCTGCTGAGTTAAATTCTAATGCGTCTCCTGCGTTGATGGCTTCTGCTGCTTCGAAGTTCATGATGCGAGCTGGTGCTCCACCATCATTTACTAATATACCTTTTACTATTGCCATATTTATTTACCTATTTTTCTTCTCCTTTGAAAATGATTCTGCCGTTTTCCATCGCAAACATGCGTGGGGTTTCGTCAGCTTCTACTTCTGGAGTCTCTTCAGCATCATGGGATTTACCTTTACCAAATGTTCTTTCTTCTTCTACTGGTATTGGCATTGATTCCATAGCGATGCTAAATCCTTCTAGCTTTACATCGTCCCATGCTTTGAGTTCCTCTGCACGTGCATCTTTCCCATCGTCATCGAGTTTACCAAGTGCGACTTCCTTTTCTAGGATGCCAGCTACGAAATTGTTGACACGAGTTTCAGCTTCTGCTGCTGCTAGTGCCTCTTTTTCTTCTTGGAATTTTGATACGAGAGCCATTGCCTCTTCGTGCTTGGTGTTTAACTCAGCATAAGATTCTTTCATCTCTTCAAGTTGAGATTTCATCGAAGCGAATTCACGCTCGGTGATTCCAACTGCTTCAGAGACATCTTTGTTGTTTTGTTCTTCAGCCATGTTTTGTACCTCGCTGTTTCGCCCGTGTGTGTCACAGGCACATGATTCATCTTTGTTGCTGCCACAAGAGCCGCCACAATCATCATGTTCATCACCGAATTCACGGTGACTATCACATTGCGTTTCAATTGTACATGCGTCACATACGGGTGTGCGAGTCTCATTATCAATAAAACTCACCTCGATAGGACGGATGTCCATTGCAAACGGTTCTCCTAAAACGTCTACATCTTTGGAAAACCAATCGATAGAGACATGCGTCATATCTCCGTTTTCAATCTTTTCTAACACTCCATTACTTTCGGCTGCACCTCTATATAGTTGTGCAAGCATCTTAATTGCCTTTTTACCATCTTCTAGCTCTACGATTTCTGGGTTGATAGCCTTTCCAAGGAGGTCGTCCTCGGTTCGTTGATGATTATAGTAAACTGGTAATTCAGTGAAAGTCTCAACACTTTTTTCTAATACGGATGGTTCTATAGTGACCTTTTGGTCGCCATCTTCGTCGTGGGGGCCTGACGTTATAGCGATTACTGGAAACTCTATATTATCATCCGTATGGACAGGCTCTTCCAAACTTGCAGCAAAACTGCGTTGGTTCTCCTCTCCGCCCCCGGCATTCACAGCAAACTGACGGTCAGTCTCCTGTTCTACCCTCATGCGACACATATTTGCCGCAATCTCTTGATGGTCCTCAACACCTCTTTTCTTTAGTGTTGGACCAACTTCTATTATACAACGCTCATAGTCGTAATCTGTGCTCATTCTTCTCTATCCCCCGTTGGATTTGCAGACGGCTGGTTACCAGCGCTGCGGTTTTCTGTCCTTGCGGACTCTTCTTGTTTATCTTGGTCTCTTCCTCCAGATATGTTTGCGTTCTCTGCGGTTTCTTGCATTTCAACAGCTCCTTCTGGATTCAATCCTCTTTCTGCTCTAACTTCACCGGGTGCTAGTACACCCTCTGATAGATATATCATATCAGTCTTTGCTTTTATAAATGCGTCATCTACATTTATGTTCCTAAACTTAAACCTTGCATCTCCACCTAAAACTTGCGGCATCAATTGAGCGTTAATAGCTGCTTCTACCGCAGACTGTAGATGTCTAACGTAAGGTTCGAAAATAGCTCTTGCTTGTTCTGGTTTGTCAAACATAGTTATAGGTACTTTTAAAGCAACGTGTATTTTCTTAAGTATATCATCTGTATACTTACCATACTCGAAAGCTCTTTGTGTACCTTGTAACTCTTTAACTACTATATCATTACCGTGTATAATATCTTCACCCGGTTCTAAAGCGTTAAAAGCTGATACTATTTCATTTATCTTATCAGGGCCGTAAGGCATATCAGGTAAACCTGCACTTATATCAAATCTGCTAGTAGCATATTTGTTCAATGCAGCACCTATATCTCTTTCAGCATAATCTTTTAAATCTATTAAATATAGTATAGGGTGTATATCACTCAAACCATAAGCATAGTCATCAAAAGGATTATTACGGTAACATATTAATTCATTCTCTTCAAAACGTACAGAGTCTTTATCGTCTCCTATGTCTTGATAATAATACATTACTTGACCATTCGGGTCTCTTTGAATGTACATGTTCTGTGATGACCTAATAACTAAGTTATCACCAGTCCATTCTAAGTATGATGTACCAAAGATACGTCCATTCCTTAGCCATGTGTATAATAATTGTTCAATATTTATTTCGTCAAACAAATTTTGAATGTTTTCTCTATCCTCATCGTTATCTGTTACAATGTCATAACCATCCTTGGCTGCGTACATACAAGGTAAGTCAATCAATGTTCTAACTATAGGGTCAGACAAATATACATTCATATATGTCTTATAATCACCTATTTGAGGTTCTTTATTGGCTTCTTTTCTACCAAAAACACCACCTTGATTTGATAAAGATAATCTTTTTATGATACCTTCACCATAACTTCTTGGTGAATCTTTTTGGAATGGAGGATTTTCTCCAACAGTTGCGAAACTTCGCCTATTAAAAGGCCAATAATCTCTTAGAGCCACGGCTATCATTCCAATATAGTACGATATAGTATATAAAGCTTTCGCCGAAAACTCTTTAAATACCCCTTAAACCACGTTTATTTATATTATGTGAACGCCTAGATGTAGCAAAAACTGGGTTTCTTCCACTGGGCCTCCTACTTGTACCTGTTTGTTTTAAAGAAACACTTGCAAACGTAGCAGAAGCTGGTAACATCTGTAAACAAGCGTGTAATGCCATAACACTACTATCGCAATAATCATCATGTTTTCCACTAGGTGCTGCAATCTTCTCAGTTTTGTTAGCAGCATCCATAGTATATTCTAAATCTATGTGTTCTCTAAGCCATTTATTGACTAATTTTGCTTGATTTGGTTCTAATCCGTCAGGATGAGGTACTTTTACCAAATTTTGTTGTATATATGACACATAATCACGATAAACTTGTGTTTTTGTACCTTTTGGACCACCAGTAAACACAAACGGTATGAATTGTATCTGTTCTTCTACACATGCTACTCTTAAATCTTGTTCTATAGCACCTCCCATACCTGTTGCGTCAATTATCAGTTTATCAGCACCATATTCTTTAGATATATCCATAATCCTCTTTCTTTGGTATGGAATATCATGTCCACCTGTTTTTGGACCTATTTCTTCTAAATAAATGAGTGATGCTACATTTTCAGCATCGGTTTTTGTAGTAGACCATACGCTTATCACTGTACTATTGACAGATTTACCAATATCTACTCCAACAACACAATTTGGATAGTTTCCGGGCAGTTGCATGGACATTCCTTCTACAAGACACGCTTTAACTAGTTCTGGATTGAAAATATTAGCCACAGACTCTACAAATTGACATTCATACTCTGTTTTCCAATAAATCGAGTCTTCACCCCATTCTCGCATCTTTTCAGCCATATCATCATCTGTATATGGTGCAGAGTAAGCTCTACCGGGATTTACAGCATCTCTCCATGTAAATACCATTCTTTCGAAGGTATCGCTATATCTATCATCATAAAGATAGCGCCACATGTGATTATCTTTAGATTTTGGGGTACCAAGATTAATAAATGGAGCTTTATTAGAAACAATTGCTGGTTCTACGTTATCTATAAACAATTTATCATCAATAA